CCTAGCTGAGCCCTAGCTTTCTTGAAAGCCAGCACTCTGCTGTCAGCACGGACTGTAAATATCCGTCCTTGTATCACGAAATACCACTTTGGCAGCTCGGATTTACCATTCTTCTGTTTATCAGCCATTTCTGACCTCCTTTAACTAGGGTTAATTAACAATAACATTTGAAATTGTGCCCAGCCCCCCACTCGAGTAGGGGTGGGACGCCGGTATTACGCAACCCAGAACACCACCCGAGCCTATAAAAGACCCGGCTCAGTGTCCGCTGAGAATAATTATAGAGTGCAACATATCAGACTTAAACCGCAACCTGAGTCTTTCGACTTCGGTTCCCCATATACAAATATAAGGGGACAGTTGGATAGTGCTTACCTGATAATAAGGAGTTCTTTTGGTTTAGTGCCCTTTCGAGTCACGTTAATGTCTATCCTGCCCATCACTGGGTTACCTCACAAGGTTAGTTGCATTGGTAATCACGACTATGCTTAGTTACCCAAGCTTAAGCCGACTGACTCCCGGATATGACCCTTAAGGGGAGAACTTTCCCCTAGGTCTGACATCCCGACTATAAAGACTGTTGTCTTTTTAGTGTCCCTACGTACATTACTCCCATTACGGGTATCAACAGTGATTTCTACCATCGATATTCAGTCACTCATTAACTATCCAAAGTTAATAAGTGCTGAAGTAATGTCCTTGGTACCCGACTTTATCTGTATAGGTATCGTTCCAAGGCTATGTCTGCGTTGGTATACACATTGGTTAACACAATAATGCATACCTACTACACTCACATACTTAATAATAAAATAAGAGAACAATTCGTCAGAGTATACAGGAACTATACCTGTCATCGATACTGAATCCTACGATGCATAATGCACTCGGATATTGTACCAGACTCTGACTCATCATTCTCTAAAAGTTTCAATAACCACAAACCATTAAACCTTCGCATCCTTTACGTAGGTTTGATAAAATAGGTCTCTCATAGACCTGTGTGTGGCAGGACAGTAGGGGAAGTGAGCTATCACCTTCAACTTCTGTAACTGTCCCACGCACAGGTATGAGATACCGTGACCTAGGTACTAGGTCGCCACAGCGACTTCCATCGTCTGGTCAGACTTGACCGGGCGGTAGAAGTACGCCTTGGATGCCGGAAGGTCGAGTTCGGTATTTGGTTCGAGGTCAAGGACCTTGAACTTCTGATACGGAGTATCAGGTACAAATGCCAAATCAGGCTTCTGGGACCCAAGGTCGCTGATGGCGTCGGCTTCGAGCCGAGCTGGTAACGTAATGTCGGTATCACTGCAAGTGATGCGGATATTGTCACTGGGAATCCAGCGACCATTACGGTCAGTCTCGTGTTCGAAGACGCCTTTCACAAGGGAACCACGGTAAGTGTTCGATACTCGTATCGATACGGTTTTCGTGCTTGCCATAACGTATTCACCTTTAGGTTAATGGGTTATTGGAAGTCCGTTCCCCGCAGGGAATCGGCTATGAGTAGCCAGCAGGGGTATGCACCGAACTACACCGAGTTTTAACGCCTAAACGGTGACGGACGGGATGAGTAGCTTAAAAGCTTTCTCAACCCGGCATCGACCCCGTAGGGGTTAAAACGAAGGGGTACGGTGCAATGTATACCCTGTACTCCCACTCTACAGTAACTTTTGAAAGTTTCTACTATATAGACGAGTAATATCATATCTTATATTTGATTCTACCCGGTATTCTAGGAATTGGTCCCCAAGCTTTGGAACCTAATGTGCGGAATATGCTACAAATGGTATAACTCTTTGTTTTACTTGGTTTAGAGTTGGGTTTATAAAGCTAATAATAGCTATTGTTTTTTCGAAAAAAGGGTTTTATTTTTTTAATACTTTTATTGGTACTTAACTTATTATTAAGGGGTAGATTTGGTGCTAGATAAGTACCTAGACGCTTCAGGTCAACTTGACTATCAGAAGCTATGGGCAGATATGGGAGCTATAGAAGGCTTCTTAAAGGATAAACGACGTGAAGCCTTACATAAGGAGGTTATAGATGCGTACCGTTCTAAAGAACAGTTGGACAATACTCCAACTCGTGACCAACCTAATACTGACAAAGAGCAAATGGGTGTTCCTCAAAGTAAAATGGTGGCTAACGGACAACTTCCAACCGAAATAGAAGTGGTTCAGAGTGTAAACAAGCAGAGCAACAGGAATTTTAGGATAACTGATGACGAGTTCTGCACTTTTGACGCTCAAGATGACGATTATATTGTAGAAGTCAAGGTAAGGAAGCAGTGGTATCCTGATTGTTTGATACAATACGACAAATATGACGCTAATAATCGGGAAGCAGAGCGTAGTGGTAAAGAATCCCTCTATATTGTAGCCACAATTACTGATATATACGTATTTAACATTACCAAACTACGCAATAAACACTATAAATTCCGGTGGGATTGGAAGGTTTTACCTAAAAACACCGATTTTGGTGGTGATGAACAGAAAATAACTAAATTTGTTGGTTTTATAGATACCACCGAAGCTAGTGTACACTATAAAGATTAATCACAAGGGTATAGGTGTCACTGAGTATCCAATTTACCAAGAATCAGAAGCAAAGAAGGCTCGTATAACCTATGAGTACTGGCAAAAGGCAGAAGAGGGTGATTGGGCACAGACTGACGATGGTTGGGTTGCCAAAGTTATTAGTAAAAAGACGTATACTGACTCTACTGGCAGGGATTCTTTTTATTATAGGATGCCTTTTGGTTATATTATGTGGAATCCTAAGTATCCTAATAAGAAGTTTTGTGCCGGTGGAAGAAGTGCGAATAATACCTTTACTGGTAAGAAATGGCTAGATGTAGTACTTAATACAGAGCCTTACAAGGCTTTAGCTATGTGGGCGGCACTCACTGAGGACCGTGATGTAGCTATTGACCAAGTATTCGGACCTGTTTCTACTGGAAAACGCCGTAAATTAAGACGGCATATGAGAACGGAGAGTTTTAGAAGTATGAAAAGAGACGAAGCACAGCGATTATTGACTGATAAACGGATGGATGCCAACTTTTTCATTGATTTAATGAATGAGGGTATCGAAATGGCAAAGGAAAAGAAGGATGTGAACAGTATACGTGGTTTTGTCAATGATGGCTTTGAAATACACGGTATGAAGGATAAAGAGACTATTACCACTACTGACCGTCTCGAAGCTGTACAAACCCGTAAACTTATCGACAATATCAATCAGGAAGAAGAGAAGTTGATAGCCACACGGAAGGTAGAGGAACCCGCTGGAGATAGGTAATGGATTTTGGGGAAACCGTACAAATAGACGATTACGAAGATAAATATGCTCAAGAACAGGCACTAAAGAAGCTGAGGGGGAATATTGGTCTCTTTGGGAGAACGATGTTTCCTACAGCGTTAAATAAGGCTGTTCCTAATTTTCATCACGAAATATACAAGAATTTATCCGATGGCTCAGTAAAGCGGTTGCTAATAGCCGCACCTCGTGGTACAGCTAAGAGTACAGTGACCTCCTTGATTCTGCCCCTTCACCAAGCCGCTTTCAAGCCGTCGGATAAAGATTTATTCATAGTTATTATCTCTGAGAGCCAAGCTCAGAGTATAAACTTCTTATCAAGGATAAAGCATCATCTAAATCACTCCAAGAACTTTATAGAGATGTTTGGTGACTTTGGACCTAATACTGCAAAAAGGTGGACTAATAGTGATATTATACTCTCAAATGGTACACGGATTATTGCTGTTGGCACTGGTCAAAGAGTTCGTGGGTTTATTGAGGGAGATACTCGACCAAATCTTATAATAGTTGATGATTATGAATCCGAATTAAACGCTTTTACAGCAGAAGCTCGGGCTAAGAACAGAAAATGGATTACCGAGGCAGTTATACCCTCATTAAGTGATGATGGCAGGATAGTGATGATAGGTACGGTTATTTCGGAAGATTGTTTCTTATATTGGGCAAAAGACAGTCCATCTTGGAGGGTTATGTGGTTTGCCATCACAGATGACGAGGGAAAGAGCATATGGGACGAAAGATTCCCTATGTCTAGGATTCACGATATAAAGGCAGAGTTTGAAAGCGTAGGCAATCTAAATGGATTTTATCAGGAGTATATGAATGAAGCACAATCACCGGACAATGCACCGTTTAAACCAGAGTACATTAGACTACATCACTATCACTACAAGAGAATTAA